GCGCTGGTCAAGGTGCGGTTCCTCGACGGGCACGAATTTGCGCGCGAATTACACGACTGGCGCGATCACAATGCGTGGATCGCGTCGCATCGCGACCGCTCCGAAAAGTCGCAATTCGCGGCGATCTGCAAGCACCACTCGCGCGCCTACGCAGAAGCCGCGATGCCGGACTATGCCGCAAAGTTGCGCGCGCGTTCGCCGCATTTGGAAGAAACGGGACACGCCGGAAATCCTGCCGATGGCATGCCACTGGCAGAAAGTGGCAATGCCCCATCTCCAGTACCGGTTCCAGTTCCAGTACCGGTTACTAGTTCTCCAACCCTTGAGGTAACCGTTACCCACTCCGCACGCATTACCGCGCAGGCAGAGCGCGCGTGCGCGCTGATGCGGAAGGCCGGGCTCATCGGCGTCAGCACGCAACACCCCGACCTGCTCGAGGCCATCGCCATGGGCGTTCAGCCCGAAGCGATCCGCGACTGCGCGGCCGAGGCCATCCGCAAACGCAAGAGCAATCCCCTCGGCTGGGCCATCAGCGCGGCGCGGGGTCGCCATGCCGATCGCGACCAGGCCACGCCATCCACCGGAGACACCGATGCAACCGATCGCCGACGTCCTGGCGAAAGCCTCGCCGACTACGCCGCCCGCAGGAACCAAGCCCATGACGACGACGACGCCATCCACGCTTGAGGTCAAGCCCGACTGGCTGCGCCGGTTGTGGGAGCGCATGACCGCCAGCTACGGCCACGCATGGGTCAGCGCCAACGGCGTGACGCCGCAGCGCGACGACGGTTCGCTGACGATCGCCGGCCAGACCTGGGCCACCGTGATCGCCGACCTCGACGGCAACCAGGTCGCGGCCGGGCTGAAGGCCTGCGTGCTGTCCGGCCGTGAATTCCCGCCGAAGCCCGGGCAGTTCCGCCTGCTGTGCCTTGGCGATCCGTCCGAAGCCGAGGTGCTGGCCGAGCTGAACGCGGTCAACACGCAGCGGTCGCCGTTCGCCCGGCTGGTCTGGCAGCGCATCGACAGCTACGCCTGGCGCCATGCCACGCCGGAACGCCGCGAGGCGATGGTGCGCACAGCCTACGCCTGGGCCACGGAGTACCGCAGCCATGGTGGTCGGTTGCCACCGGATCCGGTCGCCGAGATCGGCGTCGACGCGCCGGCGCCGAAGGTGTTCACGCCGGAAGTGGCCAACGCCGAGATCGACCGCATCGCCGCGATGCTGGCGGGGCAGGCTGTCGGGGGTGCACAATGACCCTGTTTTCCGAGGCTGTTCAATCACTTAAAGTCGCGCAAACGGTGTTTGAGCCCGAAGGGCTGACACCGGGAACAGCGAGAACTGGCGGGCCTTACCCGCTGGCTGTCCTGCCGCAAGGGTCGGGCTTGTGGATAACTCCACGGACTCGGCAGCGGGTCCGGTCCGGTAGCGGAAACCTGTTGATCCGCCTCGGGTTTCCGGGTGCGTGCGGGTCGGGGCCGAACAGGCACCGACCACCCCCGGTCGAAAGCTCAGCCCAGGGCCGAGGGTGCCGCTACCTGGAAGCCGCCCGAAAATCTGGAGGGGGTTCGGGGGAGGGCACGCCATGACCGAGCCCGAATCCCTGCCGCTGCCCGGCATCGAACCGCAGCCGCCCAAATCGCCACGATCGAGGGGTCGCCCTGGCGCTGGGAGCGGTTGGCGGTCGAAATCGCTTCTTGACCGTCCTGCGCGGTCTGGTGAGGGGGCGACCCAGGCGCCCACGCAGATGGCGCTGGCCGCGCCCGAGCCCACCCGCGACCTGTCCCGCCTGCTCACCGCCGACGAGCGCATGCACCGCGACCGCGTCCTGTCCGTGGCCGGGCCGCTACGCCGGGCGATGCTTCACGTGGAAGCCTCGACGGCCATGCCCGACGCCCTGGCGGCCGAGGCCTGGCGCTGGCTCACGGCGCTGCAGATCGTGCAGGGCCTCGCCAGCGGCACCACCTGCACCCGCTACATCGACACCCTGCGCAAGTTCGCCACGTGGTGTGCCGAGCAGGGCCACGACTACCGCCACGCGTCGCTGCCGGTGCTCGACGAATGGATGAAGTCGCTGTTCATCCGGCTGCGGCACAAGGCCTCGTGGCGCACCACGCAGTTGCAGGCGCTGAAATCGTTTTACGACTGGCGGCACCGTGCGCTGGGTGCGCTGAACTGCGCCGCCGGTCTGCGGGCGCCGAAGCGCATGAAGCGCACGCCGCGGAAGTATTCCGACGCCGACCTGCAGCGCCTGTTCGCTGCGATCAAGGACACCGCCGTGCCCTCGGTCGCGCTGCGCGACCGCGTGCTGATGCTGTTCTTCCTCTGCACCGGCGCCCGTGAATCGGAAGCCGCGTCGCTGCGGTTGGACCAGGTGGAACTCGGCCACAAGTCCGGGCGCATCCGCTTCCTGGGCAAGGGCGCGAAGGAACGCACCGTCGGCATCGAAGGGCCGATCGTCGACGAGTTGCGGCAGTGGATCCTGCTGCGCGACCAGATCCCGCAGCCGCTGGGTGACACGGTGTTCTGGTCGACGCACCCGAGCTACTTCGGCGAGGCGCTGACGGCGCGTGGTGTCGAGCACATGGTGCGGCGCTACGCGACCCGCGCGAAGCTGGGCGAGTGGGGCGTGCATCGCTTCCGCGTGACGTACGCAACTGGCCTGTACGACGACGGCTCGGACATCGAACGCATCCGCATCGCGCTCGGGCACGAAAGCATCGAGACCACGCGGCAGTACCTCGCGGTCAGCGACAAGCAAACCGCCACGCGCCTGAACCCCGCCCGCCAGTACCACGCGCTCGGCGAACCACCGAAGGGCCTGCCGCTGTGGGCGCAGCAGAAACTCGACAAGCAGCGCGGTGGTGCGGGAGGTGGGGCATGACGCGCGTTGAAGTCATCGGCAACGCCACGCTCTACCTCGGCGATTGCCGCGAGATTCTGCCGACGCTGCCGAAAGTGGATGCGGTGATCACCGATCCGCCGTATGGGATCCTGAACTTGGCCGGTGCTGGCTCAACGCCCGCGGTTCGGAAGTCGCCTCGCCAGCAGAGCTCGGGCGTGCTGAAGAATCGGCTGCTGAATCGCAGTGATGTTCGTTGGGACGTTGCACCAAGTGCCGATGCGCTTGCACTGCTGTTCGCGGCCGCGCCGTTGCAAATCATCTGGGGCGGTAATTACTTCGCACTTCCGCCGACGCGCGCGATGCTGGTCTGGGACAAAGAGCAGCCTTGGGAGAATTTCTCGCAGGTCGAACTCGCATGGACCAACTTGAGCAGACCGGCCGCGATCTTCCGTGAAAGCGCCACGCGCGGCACCCCTGGCAAGGAGCACCCGACGCAGAAGCCGTTGTCACTGATGCGCTGGTGCGTTGCTCTCGCGAAGGGGTGCAACAGCATCGTCGACCCGTACATGGGTAGCGGGACTACCGGCGTTGCCGCAGTCGAGTTGGGCCGAAATTTCATCGGTTGCGAGGTTGATCCGGCCTACTTCGACATCGCATGCCGCCGCATTGAAGACGCGCAGCGTCAAGGCAGGTTGATCGCATGACCCGCCCCCAGTTCAGCAGAAAAGGCGAGGCGCCGACGGCGAAGGAACTGGCGCTGATGGCCGAGGCGATGGCGGAGCGGTGGCCGGCGTCGGTGTGGATGGTGATTGCGCAGCGGCTCGGTGCGGTGCATGGCGCGGTCGCGGCGGTTGAGGCCCTGTGCGTGGTGTTCGACGAACTGGGCAGCGAGAAGGTGCACATCCCGACGCGGGAGCGGTTTTTCGAATCGCTGTGGCGGCCGGAGCGCAACCGCGAGATTGCGGCGGCGATCGGCGGCGGGGCGCATCCGGACGTGGTCGCGCTGCAATACGGGCTCGACCGGACCCGCGTGCTGCACATTGTGCGCGAAGCGGACGCGGCGCACAGCGGCGGCGGGTGATGCTCCGCGCATGACGTCCGTCACCCCCCGCCACCGCAAGCCGCTCACCGACGCCGAGATCGCGCAACGGCGGGCGGCGGCGTCGAAACCGCGGCCGCGCACCAAGCCGCTGAGCGAGGCCGAACTCGCGCAGCGGCGGGCGGCCAACGCGCTGGCGGCGCAGGCCTCGACCGGGCCGACCACGCCCGAAGGCAAGGCCATCGCCAGCCGCAATTCGTGGATCCACGGCCGCTACTCGGCCGTGAACCGCGCCGCCTTCGCATCGGTCCGCGAATCGCTGAACCTCAAGGCCTTCGGCAAGCCGTGCCTCACCACGTGTCCGGTGCACCCGGACAACCCGGACCGCCGCGAACACCCGTGCAGCCTGGTCACGCAGGGGCTCACGCAGGCCGGCGGCGACTGCCTCGACAAAACCGTCTACGCGCAGGCCTTCGACGCCATCATCCAGGCGGTCGAGTCCGGCGAGATGGGCGGCATGAACGCCACGCTGGCCGCCGAACTGGCCGCGAACCTCAACGTGATCCAGCAGGTGCGCAAGGAGATCGCGGACAAGGGCATCGTGATGTTCAGCCCAATGGTCGACAAGGACGGCGTCGTCGTGCTCGACCCAGAGACCGGCAAGCCCGCCATCGGCAAGGTGCACCAGAACCCGGCCGTGTTCATGCTCATCCGGTTGACCGAAGCGCTGGGCATCAGCCTGCCCGAAATGATGGCCACGCCGCGTGCCCGCGAGAAGTTGCGCGAAGCCGACGAAGGCGCCGACGCCATGCAGACCTTCCTCGGCGCCATCGCGGGCCGATTCGCCAACGCCAAGCGGCCGCAGGTGCTCGAGCATGATCCCGACTGACCCAGTCGAACACATCGACGCCGCCGTGCGCGCCGGCATCGCCATCGCGACCAATGCCCGCAACCGCGGCGGCGCCGTGTGCGAGGCACTGCTCGGCGCGCAGCTCGACGACGAAACGCTGATCGACGCCATCGGCGAACACGCCGACGAAGCCGATCGCGGCAGCGCCCGCTGCGCCGCGTTGTGGCTGCGCCTCAGCGACGACGAACGCAGCGAAGCGCACGGCCACCTGTGCGACGAGTTGGCGCGCCGGCTGTGAAGCCCGACCCGTTCATCGCCAAAGCGCTGGACCCGCGCAGCTTCACGCGCCAGGCGCAGGACGAGTTCGACGCCTGGCTACGCACGCAGGGCATGACCTGGCGCGGCGTCGAATCCGGCGCCTACGGCATCAGCCTCAACGATGCGCTGGTCATGTGGACCATCAGCGACCCGGTGCGCTGGGCCGAGACGTTCCTCGTCGAACCGAACACCGGCGAGCCCTACAAGCTGTTCGACTACCAGCGCGAAAGCCTGCGCGCCTGGGACCAGGACGTGGTGCACCAGGACGGCGCCGAGGTCGGCAAGACGCGCGAAATCACGGTGCTCATTCTGTGGGGCTGCTGCACCTCGATGGGCGGCACGATCGCGAACCCGTCGATGCTGGTCACCGCGCCGATGCAGAGCCACCTCGACGAAATCATCATGGCGGTCGAAGCGCAGGTCGGTGCGCAGGAAAGCGGCGAGGCCAAGGGCTCGCTGCTGTCGCCGTTCTGGCGCAAGCCCAAGCGCACGCCGCACACGCTGCACAAGTTCAGCGCGCCCAACTTCCTCAACCCGTCGCGACCGTCGCAGGCCCGCGTGTACTACCGGCCGCTCGGGCATGATGGCGAAGCGCTGCGCGGCGTGCACGTCACCGCACTGGGGCTGATGGACGAAGCCGCGAAGGCCAAGCGCGAACTGCACTTTTCCGAGTTCTACCGCGCGCTGGAACCGGGTGCGAAGTCGCGCATGTATTCCGTGCCGGACGGCGACAACAGCACGCCGTACTTCCGCCTCACGCAGCGCGCCGTGCTGAATCTTCCACGTGGAACACCGGGCGTCCGCAAGTTCCATTGGCCGAAGACGCTGATGCCGGCGCCGTTCTGGTCGCCCGAGCGCGATGCCGAGTTCATCCGCCGCTACGGCGGCCGGCACACGCCGGGCTACATCCGCAACGTGCTCGGCGAACATGGCCAGGCCGAGAACCCGGTGTGGTCGTGGGATCTGCTCACGCCCAACATCGACGACCTGCCGGACTTCCGGATCCTCAAGCTGCGCGCCGACCGGGGCCGCGACGAACTCAGTGTCGAGTTGCTGCGCATCCGGCTCGACGTGATGGCCGGCAAGAAGGTGCCGACCGAGGACGTGCTCGAATCGTCGGCGCTGTCGCTGCGCGAATTCATCGCCGCGGACGACGAGACGCGCCGCGCCTGCTGGCGCCGGCTGCTGCGCCGCCTGCTGCTCGGCGACGGCATGGGCGTGTACTTCGCGGGCTGCGACCTGGGCGAAAGCAACGACCCGACCGAGATCATCCTGAGCGAGCGCCGCGGCACGAAGCTGGTCGACGTGCTGCGCGTGAACGCCACCGGCCTGCCGTACCACGCGCAGCGCGAACTGATCTTCGGCATCAGCGAACTGTGGGGCCACCTGCCGCACTGGGGCGCCGACCTCGGCAGCGCCGGCACGGCCGTGGTCAAGGACCTGCAGAACAGCGACGCCTACGCCGAGGCGCACTTCGACGAACGCATGACCGGCTTCAACTTTTCCGAAGCGGTCGACTGCGTGGGCGAAGACGGCGAACCGCTGCGCGATCTGCGCGACGACAGCGTCGACAAGGTCGTGCGCGCCCCGGCGAAGGACTGGGCCACGAAGTGCATCACCGCGCGGCTGCAGCAATGCGGCTACGCCATGGCCTACGACAACGAGGCCCTGAACTGGATGACGAACCACACGTCCAAGGAAGGCGCCAAGCACACGATCTACGCCAAGGACAACGACCACAACATCGACGCCCGCCGCCAGCAGATGCTGCGCATGCTCTTCGACGACCAGGGCGCCGACCTCGACCACTTCAGCACCGGCGTCCACGACCGGAGGGCCGCATGAATCCCCATGGAGATACGGCAGCAATGCACGACCAAACTGACCACGCTGACCAGCCGGAGACCGATGGA